CAGTATCTTTATGTATGGAGATACATTTTGTTATGAACGAATGGCTAACTTCCGTACAGCTATTGTAGAAGCATTAGAACATAATCTATATGATGCATTGATATGTAACACCTATGAAACTGTACAGGTGGCAAGTACTATGGGTCTTGAAGATTGTATTCAAATCATTGCTTACACACACTTAGAAAGTCAAATCTTTAACGATACTAAAAATCCTTTTTTAAACAATACCAATGTGATGATGCGTCAACAATTAAGCACAGCGAACATTGATATAGGGACTCAAAGTAAATTCAATCAACTACACTTAGATGAATCATCCTATCATCTTCCTATTCCCATCACAGAACGTGGACTTCTTGAAGAACATCATAAACCACGTGAAGGTATATTATTTGTTGGACGATGGGAAGAAGGTAAAAACCCTGAATTGTTCTTAGATTTAATTGAACAAACTAAACTGCCAGCAAAAGTAATGACTAGCGCAAATGGTGCAAAGAAGTTTGAAGATAGACTAAAGAAGATAGGTGTACCCTACGAAATCAAAGTGGGTATCATTGGCCAAGAAAAAGTTGACTTTATGACAAGTGCTAGAATTGCATTTAATCCTAGTATTGTTGAGAGTTATGGAATGGCATTCTATGAACAGCATATCCAAATGCCTACATTAGTATTAGAAAATCAACGATGGACTAATAATTTTAATAAAGATTTCTTCTATACTTGTACTAAAAAAGACATGGCTTCAAAAGCAAAAGAGTTGTACGATATTTTTGAAAAAGCAGAACGATGGTATAATTTAGGTTCACTAGAACATGCACAACAACAAGAAACAGCAGTATTTCACAAATGGAATGAATGCTTTAATAGTTTTGAATGTAAGAAATCTAATACAAATACAGCAAAAATATGTAATGAAAATACAATTAAACATGTTGATTTTATCAGTGATTTAAATCGTAGTATTATTTGTATTGATGATGTACGTAGCGTATTAACTAATAAGCACAAGTTTAGAGTTATCTATACTAATGACGATACATATTTAACAAAAGACCCTAATTTTGAACCAGAAGAAGAAACAGAAGGTCTAGCATTATTTGAGGGATTATGAAAAAGATTTTAATTACAGGATGTTCAGGATATATAGGTAGTCATCTATCTAAGATGTTAGCAAATGATTATGAAGTTCATGGCTTAGATATTGATGAACCTCAAGCACCATTAAATGAGTTTTATCGTTGTGATATCAATAGACCATTTGCTATTCCGGGAGATATAGAATATGATAGTGTAATTCATTTAGCGGCATTAGTACGTGTAGGTGAAAGTGAAAAGATCCCTATCAAATATTATATCACTAACTTGAATGGTACAATGAATGTCATTAATAAGATAAAGACAAAGAACTTTATCTTTGCTAGTACAGGTGCCGCACAAGATTGTTCTAGTGCGTATGGTATCAGTAAACGTGCCGCAGAAGATGTTGTTAGAGAATATTGTATCCAACATAAAAAACAAGATTATACTATTTTTAGATTCTATAACGTTGTGGGTAGTGATGGTTATGAACCAACTAACCCTGATGGATTAATGTATAAACTAATGGAAGCACGTGATACAGGTGAGTTTACTATATATGGTAATGACTACGATGTGTCGGTCATTGATGGTACATGTATACGTGATTATGTACACGTTAATGAAATATGTGATGCATTGAAACAAGCTATTGAAAAGCCTAGTAACAGTGTTGAATGTTTAGGACATGGTGTAGGATATACTGTACAAGAGATTGTTGATTTATTTCAAAAAGTTAATGAATGTAGTTTTGATGTAAAATATGGCCCAAGAAGAAAGGGTGATTTACCTAGTAGTGTACTAGCCAATGTGTCACCCTATATGCGTAATTTGTATACAATGGATCAGTTGTTAAAAGTTTAAGCCAAATGTGTCATTAAGGTATTCATTTGTTTAATACCACCTTTTGATAACTGAAATCCTTTTTGGTCTGCACGTTTGATTCGTTGGTCATAACTAGGATGTGAGCTATTAGGAAGTTTAGTTATACTATTATAAAAGTCGTAATCAGATTGTTTTTGGTGCAAGAACTTAAACATCTCACAGTGTAGAATCAGGAGCATCCCAAAACACAGTTAGGTCAAGACTGACATTACGAGTATCAGCATTTCCTTGAACCCACTGGTCATTCGACGTAACAAGAACTTTTGTCCCCTGTAGTCTTTGTGCCCATTCTGGGCCGGCGGCTCGCATTAACTTACCTAGCATACCATTACTGCGTTGTTGCAGTTGCTCAAATCTAGGCATCCAAACGTCAGGCTGTTTTTTTATAGTTTCTAAATCTTGATATTCACCTGCCTTAGCTAAACTAGTAGCACCTAATGCGGCGGCACCTGCTACACCTTTAAGCAGGTCTCTACGGTTAATAGCTTCAGATACTTTATTGTTTGTTCTTTCGATTGGGGGAACCCAATCTTTATTACCGGTTCCATCTGGATTATGATAATAGTCACGTGTAATATCCTGATCATATTCTATAGTTGATTGTAACCCTCGAGGATTTCCACCAGTCATCGATTTAAACAACTCTTTTGCCCTATCTACTGACAATCCATTGTTATCTTTATCGCTATCTCTAAGCGGCATTGGGGAATCAAATGATGTAACCCATAAATCATACTTACTTGGATCATTTGCACGTGCTACTATTTGAACATCTTTGGGTTTATAATAATGTTTTTTATTGAGTGGTGGTTTAGCTAACTTGCGTGAGAATGTACCTTTATTAGTAGGATCATTTTTCATTGTAGTTAATTCTAAACCACTATCATTAATTAATTGTAAAAGACCTTCTGGTACTTTATCCATTAATTCTTTTCGTATCTGTATACCGACAACATATGGTTTTTTAACAGGTATACCAATACCGTTTGGATGATATATACGTTCTTCTGTTTCTTGTTTATACATTGTATTACTAGCTGTAGGACCAGTACCATCAGGCTGATTATAGAATTGCATGTAAGAGAATGGCATTACTTTGAATCCAGCTTGGCGTAATGCATTTCTATCTAACACAAGTTGAATACTACCGCCACCATATGGGAATCTATAGTATTGGCTTCTACTTGCACTGATGACTGGTATCTCCCATCCACCTTCTTCATCTGTGTCTGATAAATGTGGTTGTATTACACCTTTTCTAAGTATGTTCCAAATTTGATTAGGTTGTGCTACACTGTGATAAATGTAGTCACCACCAACAGCTTCAATAATAAATTCATTTGCTCTCATTAGTGTTTCAATAGTAACGTAGACAATACATCTTGTCTATTAGCACTGATATCACCCTCACCAGGGGCAATAATAACATTCCATTTCTTAATGTTATTCTTTTGAGGAGTAGCCATCATTTCATTGTAATCAATGATAGTATCACGTTTTAAGTTATATTGTTGTGCTAATCTGTCTTTTAATTCGTCTAATGCTGCCGCGTCTTTTGGTTGCCAAGCACCATCAGCAGTCTTATCTAACTTACCGGTCTCATCTTTCTTTAATAAGTCATAAAATAACTTACTAGGAACAATACGACTATTTTTTGTAACATCTAATTGCGGGTCTTGTTGTTTAACTTGTTTTTCTTGACTAGTACTTGCACCTTCACTCCAGTTAACAATAAAGTTACTTGGCTTTTGACCTAATGCCGCATCTGCTATTTTTGTATAAGCATAGAACTTAACATCAGGATGAGCAGCCGCTAACTTAAATGCCAAATCCATATATTCTGGGCTAAAGAAATCACCAGCATCATGCCAACGAATAGTTAGATTGTAACCACCTTTTTGTGCTAGCTTTTCTTCTTTTGTGATTTCTGCACTTAATTGATTGAAGAACCCATCTGGATCATTCAATAAGAAAGTAAGTATTCTTCCGTCGCTTAACCAAGGACCTTCAAACTGAACCTTGCCGCCCTTCATAGCAAAACAATCTACTTTACATGAACCAGCACCTGGACATGTATTAACTACTATAAGTTCGTTTGTACCTTCATCTAATGCTATACCAACTAATGCGGCAAAGCCAATGTTATAAAATTGTTCTAGTTCACCATTAGAATGTTTCATCTTCTCATTTTGTTTAAGAAGTTTCTTTGGGCGAACACCTAATGCTGTTTTGATTTGATCCGTGTCGTAGCGTTTACCTTCTTCATTGTAGTATTTGACTACACTTGAGCGATGTATGTAAGGTAGTTTATATTTGTCTGTTTTACCCTTTTCACGATTACGAATTCTATCTAAGTAATCTTCTAGTTCTTGACCTTTTAGTTCACGTGTTTGTGCTGGGAGTTTTGTTGCTTCATTAACATTTTGTTGTTTATGTTGTGTAGATTGTTTACCACGTTTATCACTATCAGGAAACATTATAGAAATGCTTTTACCATAAGCCTGATCAACTGTCTTAGGATCTATTTTAGATTTATCACTTCTAGCCTTATGTGTAAATTGTGCTAATTCTTCAGGAGACATTTTATCTAATTCTTCGGAAGACATTTCATCTATTTTTTCTTCTGGTTCATCACCTGATTGAGCAAGGAATTGATCCATACTCATAACTTTAATGCCACCTACAGCACCCGGTAATTTGGGTGTTGCACCCTCAAATAATTCTTTAAAGTTCATAGTATTTCTTTTCTAGCCTTTGCCACCATTTGTTCGGCAAGCATTAATAATTCTTCCATCTGCTCAATAGATTCACAATTCCATCTACGCAAACTTTTGTTAATGTTACTATTTGGATCTCTTGCTGTCTTAGCACTAGTTCTGCTTTTCTTCATGCCCTTCATTCTAGCACAGAATGATTTACGGCGTTTAGCGGCTTTACTGCCCTTTTTAAGTTTGCTAGGTTTAGTAGTAACCGCTGTTTGAATTTTGCTACCAGGATGACTGCGGCGATAACTCTTTACAGACTTTTTACTCATTCCACCTACACGTTTGTTATTGTGTTTTGACCAATTCTCGCCTTCCGCTACATCTTGTTGACCTAGTGGAATATTAGCAATATCATTTACAGTAATATTAACTAAATTAGTTGTTCCATTTGCTAGACGGGAAAACATCCCCTGATTGTGTAAATTCATCATTGCATAATAAAGATAGTTTGGGTCAATAACATCTGTACGTACAACTTTAACACCAATCCTTGAAGGATCAAATTCTTTAACAGGCTTGCCCACTGTTTTATCACTACCCTTACGTACTAACCAAAAGTCAGCGTCTGGCATATTAGTAGCAATTTTTGCTAGGTCTTTCAGTCTGGTACTGACATTCTCTGATATAATTTCGGTAAATCTCATTTTGTTATCCGTAAATAGTTGACTTTATTGCGTAGGTATGCTACACTATATCTATTATTTATCATTTTGGACTATTACTTTGACAAATCAATCTATCAAACGCATCGGCTTTGCTTGCAAATGGGCAGAAATTAACAAGAAAGGTGAGATTGTTTCAGCCGAAGGTCTTAACACGGGCGGAACTACACAAGCATGGGCAAAGCGTAATAATCGTAGTGTAGTAGAAGAAAAGATTATGGATGTTGCTAAACGCAATATTATGAATACACACGCACTTGTTAAAAAAGTTGCCACACTTGATCCAGAATTACGTATGTTGCGTTTGACTAGTGATATGCTCAGTTTCTATACAATGGATGGGTACAAAGAATTTTGGCATTCAACTGATGTACAAAACAGTTTACAGCGATGGTTCGCACCCATCGGTGAGACTGCACGTGCCAATGATGTTCGTCTAAGTTTTCACCCCGATCAGTTTGTAGTTTTAGCAAGTGACCGTGAAGAAGTAGTAAATAAGAGTATTGAAGAATTTGAATATCATTGTGACATGGCTCGATGGATGGGTTATGGGCAAAAGTTTCAAGATATGAAAATCAATGTACACATCTCTGGTCGTAAAGGTCCTCAGGGTATTAGAGATGTTTATAATAGACTTAGCCCCGAGGCACGAAACACACTTACATTAGAAAATGAAGAATACACACATGGACTTACAGACTGCTTATCATTATCTGACCTCGTACCTACGGTCATGGACATCCATCATAATTGGATTAGAGAAGGAAGTTATATTAATTGTAATGATGACCTTGTTAAAAAGGTTATTGATAGTTGGCGAAGCTTCGGGCACATAGTGATTACTATTGGAACGAAGCTGTGAACGATTGGGCATTGACATTCATTGATAATTTTGATATGATGTGTGAGTCAAAGGCAAAGAATCTTGCCAGCTTTAAATTACTAGAGAGATATAAATGTTTGAAAAATTAAAGAACTTATTTAAGAAACACGAACCTGTTAAAGAACCTGTTAAGGAAAAGAAACCACGCAAGGTTAAGGAAAAGAAAGTTGCACCTGAACTTACTGCAAAAGAAAAAGCAACAGCGGCAGGTGAGCCTTATGTTAACATCATTAAGATGGAAATAGACCCTAAGGATATCAACAGTGGTTCAGTAGAACTTGATTTCAATGATAAGTTTGTATTGAATCTGATTCGTGCAGGCTACAAGATGAAAGAGACTGACACAGACAATGATATCGTAGATCGCTGGTGGACTAATTTATGTAGAGCAACTGTATTAGAGACCTTTGAACAAGAAATCGCTGATCCTGATAAAAGAGCACCCGGAGATGTGCGTAACGTAGTATCACGGGATTTAGGAAATGGAAGAACAGAGGTGAGTTGATGAATATAACTGGATCAAAACAAATAACCTTTTCAGAGAGAAAATCACTACGTAGAACTAAACCAAGAAAAGTTAGGGCGTATACTAAAGAAGGTAACACTAGTATTGTTTATAAAGAATTGATTGAATCCTTTGACAAAAACATATTTGATGAATATGAATTGTTATTACATCGATGGGGGACACAAGGACGCAAGAGACATGAACTTATTAAGTATATGGATAAGAAAAATATCTTGGCAGGCCCTATGAGAGAGCTTGCTGAAATCAGAAACAAGGATTTAAAAGAGCATCAAAAAATAGTTTTCTGTCTAAGACACATTTGGACAAATCAAAAAGAGCATTTCAAAGAACTTCAAAAAAATGATGCTGACAGATTTTGGAAAACGATGGCTATTGGTGTAGTAGCCGGCGCCAACCGAAGAACCAATGTTGAGTTGTCAACAACTTGGTCAGGTGACAATGGTAAGAAGGAATTGGTAAAATTTCTTAAAACTCTTTTCGCAAAACAAAACGGAAAATGTGCTATTACAGGAATTGATCTAGAATTAGAAACTGGTAATGACAAACCTAATCCAAACCGTTGTTCCCTTGATAGGATAGATAGTTCACGCGGATACAATCACAGGAACGTTTGGTTAGTGTGTGGTTGGGTTAATATTATGAAACATACAATGGATATGGATGAATTTAAAGCTAAAATAGCAATATTGCACTCAGTTTTTGATTCCCAATCGAATACTAGCCATTGAAAAGTGTTGTAAAAACACAACAATCCAAAATTTGACAATAAATCCATTTGGCTATATAATAGAATCTTAGACAGTCAAATAAAGGATTTATTATGTCAAACACTCAGATTCATTTGAATGAAGTTTATCAAATCTTAAAAGCAATTGTTGCGTATCGCAAACATTTGGGTGAGAATACTATCTACCGCAAAGTTGTTCTCCGTGATAACTTTTCTCCTTTTACTAAACAATTAGATCCTACTCACAAGGACAATACTCGCGGATTTCATATCTCTAAATTTTTAGAGCAAATTGCTATTGATTTGGGTGGCAATTTCAATTATGATTTGGGGCCCAATGGCAAACGAACTAACATTCGTATTGAATTCTAAAATTTGACAACAAATTCAATCGGTGATATACTGTTAATTACACAACTTTTTAGAAAAAACAATATATGAATAATACACAAAAACGTAAGGCAGAAAAAATTGTAGCAAAATACTTGAACGACTGTTCGAGTGAAACTGGTCAATATAACGCAATTAATATTGCACGTGAATTCGTAAAAAATAATTATATCAACATTGAATACTGTATTAAAAACAAAATCCCATTGATGTTTTTGGGCAAGACACAACTAGGAAAAACATTCGTTAAGTTTGCCCTTGAAGAACTTAGTTATGCAAATAAATTAAACAATATTGGTATTCTAAATACAACAAATTTGCTAGCATCATTCAATCAAACAAGTGAACGTGCGCTAGATTATTTTTATGGTGTGCGTAGTGTAAAGTCAACTAATGACAAGAGCATTATGTTGCAACCCAACGATTTTGTCATTAACATGACAAATGCATCACGTACAAACAAACTTACACAGTACATTGCGGATGCAGAAAAACGTTGTACTACTAAAGGATTACCACTACCTAGTATTCTTGTTCACATGGATGAAGCAGAAGAATTTAGTAGTGACATTGGTGATGTGAATAACGGAATCAAAAGTTCTAAGTGTGATGTTGAATTGTACAATTTGAAAAATTCTCGCAACAAATCAAATACTAGCAGTATCGTATTTGCTAATTACAGTGCGACACTATTGAGTAAATTGCTTTTGCAACCTCAATTCAGCACTACAAATGGTTATCTGAATATCAAACAAATCTTTGAACTTCCAGTAAATCCTTATTACAAAGGAATCGGCACTGTCAATAATTTGATTGATGATTGTTTTGAAGAAGAACAAAAACGAGTATTTAATGGTGATTCTTATATTGCAAAAACTGCAAACGCAAACAACACATTAAACCCCAGTATTCTTTGCGACAAGATAATTGAGTTAATTAATAACGACCAATATGGACTTGTCCAAATTGGTAACGTAGTAATGGGTAAAAACAAAACTAGTCACAAAGTTGTTGCAAAATTGGTTCAACAGCATTTTCATACAAATCAAAAAGCATGTGAGATTTGGGATGGCGGGAACGTCAATGCACTTGACACCTTAACAGAAATTGTTATTGTGATTCACAACGGTGATAGTGATGAATATAATATTCCTGAAAAGCTAAAAATGATTGCGGACCATTGTGACGTAAATTCCTTGAAGGCGATTTTGATTATCTCTAAGAAGATGACCAATAAATCAATATCGATTGAAGTACCCGGAGAATGGAGCAACATTAATAGTAAGTATTTTGGTTACTATTGTAACTTCACTGCATACTATGGTCCTGTTCGTTCTAACTGTGAGGAAGAAATTCAATATATGCGTTGTACTGGTAATCGTCCTGATCTAAAAAATCATGTATTTTTTACTACACAGCCGGTAAAAGAAACTATTGAAAGCTACTACAAGCAACAAGACTTGTTGATTAGTAAAATTCGTTCTATGCCTAACGGTGAGCTTTCTAAAGATGAGGCAATTGAATGGTTATTTTCTAGAGGTAAAAGAGTCGGTAAAGCTGTTGTTAGTCGAGAAATTACATATAATCGAGACAGTTCTAACTATACTACTATCAGTAATAATGAACGCATTGATTATGTAAATGATGGGTTTATTGAACGTGACGCACTTATTCCAATTACTGAATTGCAAATGAAATCAATTGAGACTAAGCGTAAAAATGACACCCAACGTGAAGCAATGCTTAATCTCTTAATAAAGAAAGGTATTACGCCTAACGCAATGATTGCCGATGAATTGGAAGTTGTTACCTTGAAGAAGTATCCTGACATGAATAGTGTGTGGGGGCCAGTAACCGTTGGTGCAGGTAAACATACACAAACAGTTTGTACATTTGTTAAGTCAGGAAATGGTTACGCAGTTTATGTATACAACAAACTCACTTCTGAGCCATATATTAAATACGATATGGAGGTGGGACAAAATGGTTATCTTGAATTTAATTCAAGCCACGCTAGTAAGCCTACTGATGTTATGCACTTGCGAGTAGCTTAATATGTCAAATACGATTGTGCCATTTGACTTATTTAAGGAAGAATGTGAAGAACGTGAGTATCTACGTTTTTCACAATCTAACAACGTGCTTGTGTTATATACAAAAAATAATGTCAAGGCAGAAATTAAAAGTAAACATTACACATTAGGTTGGTTGAGGACTGAAGATGAAATCCAAACAATGAAGGATAGATTTATTCATGCTGGTTATAATCTTTCTACAAAAAGGTCAGATGCATCAAAATGTGTAACTGTTTCTTTCAAAAATAAAAAAGACATCTTAGGTGAATTTTGGAAACTAGTAGATATTATTGAATCAATTGATTCAATTGTCTATCGTGAACGAGGACAAGCAAAAAAAGTATTCAGTAGGGAAATTACCGAGACTAATATCTTTGAAAAAATTGCAAAGACGTATAAATTTGCAATTGAAAATGAACACCAGTTACTACTGGATCAAGGGCGTGATTTACTAGAAGCGGACACTATAGACCATATTTTGTGTAGGGGTGAAAGTGTAAAGTATGACAGCCAAAAGGGTTGGAGAGAACATGTGGTTCCTTGCGTCCTTATCCACAATGAGGCTATTAGGATGGTCCAAGAAGGATTGTCTGTATCAGAAGTAGCACAAATGATTGCAACAAATCTTGCTATTATTCGTATACATGAAGATGAAGCTAGACTACTAGACGTAGAATTGAGTTTACGTACTAGTATGCCCGATGGGTGGAAGTTTGGTGATAGTATTTTTGCTAGGCTTAGCTTTGCTGGAATTGAACTTAAATAATGTGGGCATCCAAATATTGACAAAAACTAAATAGTAGTATATAATAGACACATGACACAAAAAACTTACGCCCTCATCGATACTGCAAATACGTTTTTTCGGGCACGACATGTTGCTTCACGCAACAGTGACCCTGAAGAAAAAGCGGCATTTGCACTACATTTAACACTTGCTAGTGTTAATCAAGTTGTCCGCAACTATGGCGTAGATCATGTAGTCTTTTGCTTAGAAGGTAAATCGTTCAGAAAATCGCTATACGCGCCTTATAAAAGGAATAGGGTGGTTGATGCTATGTCTGTCACTGAAGAAGAAAAAGCTGAGAACGACCTGTTTTGGAGCACGTATGAATCGCTAACAACTTTCTTAAAGGACAAGACCAACGTGAGTGTCCTAAGGCATGAGAATGCTGAAGCGGATGATATGATTGCACGTTGGATTAATATGCACCCATCAGCTACTAATATTATCGTCAGCACGGATAGCGACTACCTACAATTATTGTCACCAAACACAAAAATTTATAATGGTGTAGAAAATCATCTTATCACACTTGAGGGCTATTGGAAAGACAATGGCAAGCCTGTCATTGATAAGAAAACTAAAGAACAGAAAATTCTTGAAGGCACACCCGAATATTTGCTATGGCGGAAGCTGGTCAGAGGAGATTCATCGGACAACGTATTCCCTGCTTACCCGGGTGTGCGTGAGAAAGGTTCTAAGAACAAGGTCGGCATCATGGAAGCATACGCCGATCGTGATAAGCAAGGCTTTGCATATAACACGTTCATGTTGAGTCGCTGGGTAGACGCAGATGGAGTTGAACATCGTGTACGTGATGACTTTCAACGTAATAAGGTTTTGATTGATTTGACTGCACAGCCTCAAGAAATCAAAGATGCTGTGGATCAACGCATTCGTGAAAGTGTACGTATTGAGACTATTCCACAAGTGGGACTACACTTTCTAAAATTTTGCGGAAAGTTCCAGCTTGAAAAAATTGCCCAGCAAATTGAAACATACAGCAAATGGTTGAACAGTCCTTATACAGGTAATTTAGTATAATGTTTACAACACTAGACACAACTATTAAGAAAATCAAACAAGGTGATCCAGACTTTATGATGATTGATGGTATCAAACTTGTACCTAGGGCCAGCTTTGAAATAGGTAAAGGTTGTCCTGAATATTTCAAAACTATTATTGGAAAAGCTTATAGTGACGGCTGGCTTATACCAGTGGTATACATGAAAGAATCAGAATATGTTTGGGAAAAACTAGGAGACTAATATGAATGATGAAGAACGTGAATACAATATTAATGGACTAACTCCAGAAGAAGTTCAAATGCTTGACATGATGTGGAGTATTGAGTCATTAGAAGATATGGAAGATTGGGTAGCAAGTCTTAACCGTGAAGAACGACTGCTGGTATATCGTCTTAGAATGCTATTGTTAGCTGAAATTATTGACCAAGATAATGTACAAGATTTGTCAATGGCTAAAAACTATTTGAAAAAGTTTCAACTATGAAGAAAGTTTATTATGAAAAAAGAGGTCGTAGATATCATCCTGTTGCTGAGTATGATAATGATCTTTTGGACAGTTTCCCTAAAGGTGCTCACTTGGTTATGGTTTATCCCGGAGGCAGTAGTCGCAGGTACAATGTTGATCCTAACTATGCCGCGATGATTGCCGCAGGTAGAGTAGCAGAAGATAAGATATCAGAGGCTATTCGCAAAGCATCAGAATTACGACCACAACGATCTCCTATTACTGATGGTCAAAAGAAGGCATGGGAAAATCTTGCAAAAGAATTTGGAGATGAACTTTGTACTCTTTATGGTTCTAGCGCACGTGACTGTGCCGAAGCAGGTGTTAAGGCTATGCAGG